GGTTGTTAGATAGTATGGAGCAGTTGCCGATGCTGATGGAGTAAATGTTTTAGGAACTCCTATAAAAGGAGGAATAGGACTTACACTCCCGTCTAATGATTGAGTAATTGTAACAGAAAGCGGAGTAAGTTGTGGATTAAGACCTGCTAAATTTGCTAAACTCATTTATATAATTAGATGAGAAAAATTTTAAAACTTCTTAATGGTTTCTAAATTAGAAATAGGAATAAAATAGTAATCTTTTTCATCATATTGATCGTTTATTCTTGAATATGGTTTCTTTTCAAACTTGCTAAATAATTCAGGGTCATACTTTATATAACAAAGTTCATCAGTAAAATAAAACAAGAAATATATATCCTTCTCTGTATCAATAACTTTATTACAAGTCATCAAAGTTGTTGGATAATGGTTCTTCTTGTTTGTTCTTGACTTTAACTCAAAAATAGCGTTTTGATTGTAAAAATCATATTTCGCCCATCGTTCTTCTGTTGGAGTTATATCTCCAAAATGTTGCTCTAAATATGGTAAGACAACTCTTTGCTTTGCTGTGCCTACTAAATAATCTTGCTGAAAATGAACCATTTAGATTTCTACTATACTTATTAGTTAGATTATTTTTTGCTAAATAAACGAATAAAAAAATCTTCTAATAGTATATAATGGAAACTCCACAAAGTTTAGAACAAACTATTCAAACTAATATAACAGATTTAGATTTGAGAAAACATCTCGGCGAAAGTGCTTACGATGATATTATCAAATATAATGAATTAGCAAACGTAAATTCTATCTACGACTTGCTTCCTCACGATAGAAGTTATAAGATTATTCTTATAGAGCAGAAACAGAATAGCGGACATTGGGTCGCCATCTACCGATATACTGACCCTAAAACAAAGAAGGATACACTGGAAGCATTTGATAGTTACGGAAACTTTATTGATGGTGAATTGAAATTCATACCTAAAATGATAAGACGTTTATTAGGTCAAGAAAAGAATTTGCTTACAGAATTATTTAAAAAACTACCGAAAGACGTTCCAGTTGTTTATAACAAAAAGAAGTTTCAAAAACTTAAAAATGGTATTAATACCTGTGGTCGTTGGGTTATTTTGAGAACAATAATGATGAAGGACTTTTATTATAATTTAGAAGAATTCATTGACTTTATTAACAAATGGAAAGAACAAACAGGAATGACTGGTGATGAATTAGTCGCCTATTGGGTTAAATAGAAAGACCTTTTTAGTAATATAGTAAAAAGGTCTATCTATATTCTATATAATGTTAGGATTTTTAGTAGGATTTATTGTTGAATGGGTTTCACAAGTTTTAAGAGATATGAAAAAGAAATAATCTCATTCTTTTATATAGTGGTTTTCAGCGGTGGAAGTAGATGTCCCCATTTCGTTAGTATCTTTCTTCAAATTATCCATCGTATCACTATATTTTGAAGTTAAGAATATCTTACGAAGCATACTTGCTCCTATCTTTTTATCAAATATTCTATAAAGCAAACGAGTGAAATCATTATTATTTGTATATGGTTCTCCGTTATAATTCACGATAAAAGGTATTTGCGTTTTCTTTGTAAGCAACTTACGAAGTGGGTGATGTTTCATATATAAATCTATTACCTCTCTCAATTCAGGTGAAATTCCTATTTCTTGATTTTGATATGTTTTAGATGTCTTAAATTTTGTAAAGACAAATTTGTTGTCATTCAAATCAACCCAATTATAATCTTTAAAACAATCTAAATTCTTGAAATCAGGGTTCTTGGTAAGCAAAGCATTTTGATAATCAGCATTTCTACGTGGTGGTTGTAAAGTGTAGAGAGATAGTAATAGATAATTAAGAAGGTCTTGATATTGAGTTTCATTAAGTTTTTTAGCAGTAGGATTAACCTTGTCTTTTAACTCTTTTAGTTTAGACATTACTGCGTCTTGGTCTATCCAGTTCTCTTTCTCTTTATCGGTCTTTTCAATATTACTTTTTAAATCTTTATTTAGAGTTTCTAAATATGGATAGTATTTGTCGTATAACTTTTTGTATTTCTTTGGTTGAATAGCACAGAGAGATTTTAACAAGGATACAACTGAAATAATGTAAGTCCGTTGAGTATTCGGTTTATACTTTTGGATTTTTTCCATTACTTTTTCTACGTCCTTTAAGAAGTTGAAATTCTTTAACACACCTCCATTCAACCTCTCTAAATTCTTCAAGTAAAGAGTTTTAGAACTTTGTGAGATATTTTTATCTTCAAATAGTTTATCTAAATCTTTCGTTTCCATCTATATAGAATAGATTGAGATTATTTTTTTGTATTTTAATCTATAATCTATTTATAAGAATGAGAAATCCTGAAAAGTTAAACCGAGATATTGAACTCCTCTTTCTCTGTCAAAGTAACAACTACATTATCTTCTGTATCGTCCTCTTCCTTTTTTTCTTGTTTAGTTGTTGGTTTTATTGAAATGGGTAATGGTGAGAGTTTATCTTCTAAATTTTTTATAACAGCATTAGAATTTTCCGTTAGTTTCACATATTCATTATAACACTTATCCAAATATTCTTTTGCGGGAATAGGTCTGTGTTCTCTTGCTAATGATAGATTTTTAAAGATGTCTACACCGAGCAGATAATATGATTGCTGTGAAGCAAACTCGTTCTCCATACCCTTTTGAATTGCTAAATACAACTCAATTGAACCGATAATAGAACACGTGAGAGCAAGAATACAGGTAGTTATACTAATTGCGGATTGTTCCATATATCCAGTCATACCAACAGAAATTACCGAGTTTATTCCCGAAATGATGATTACAGGAAGGCGGAAGAATTGTAATATGTATTTTAGGTGAAAGTATTGGGTCTTGTGTTCGTTTGATAATACCACGCAGTTCCGTCTTATTTTTTCAAGCACACGTTCTATATCTTCCGTCCAGTCATTTTCCATTCTATATTATATATATAGTATGGAAATTATCCCCTTTTTTAAAAAATTACCAAAAGAATTGCGTTATTACATTCTTGACTTTTTAGATTTTGATTATTTTGAATACTTTTTTTATAGCAAACCACGAAGGCGTAGAGGTATGACTGTTATTAAATATCCGTTGTATAGGTTCTTTTGTAGGAGTGAAGATGCTGTGGGTTTTATTGTGAAGCGTGATAGAGCAGAAACGATTTAGTATTAATTATATAGTGTTCCAGTAAGTAGATATTGTGTAACATTATTAAATAGTAGGCGTTGAACCCTAATCGTAGCATATTTTCCAACAATAACAGTAAAAGTAGCACCATTAACAAATCTCGCTCCTACTGTGCTGTTGAATGTAAGTGTGCCTGACCCAGCGTTTTGAACCGCAATAGTGTAGTCGCAATTCACAGGAACATTCGTAAAAGTCCAACCTGTAATGGTTAAAGCACCACCAGTATAATATGCGTCAAAGTTCCTGAATGTAAGATTACCACCTTGAATGGTGGTGGAAGTTCCAAGAGATAGTGCGGTCGGTATAGTCCTATTTTGAATACCATACGCACTACTACCAAAAGATAGAATACCTGCCGTGCTTAAACTCATTAATGAAGTAAGGGCAGGAATAGGAGTATAATTAGGATATTGACCTACTGCCGAACCTGTCCCCCAAGTCCAACCATTCACATTCACTCTTGAAACGTAGAATGGAGCAGTGGCGTAAGTATCACTTGCGTAATACACATCAGCACCTAAATTTAACTGAACCCCTGTTTGCTCCATACTTTCACCATTAGGAGTTCCAGTAAAAAGATTAGCATTATTCGCTTTCATATTTAATACAGTATAATCACCGAAACTATCTCTCGCTTCCATATTAATAAATTGATTATTAGAAGAAGAACTACCCAATTTTAATTCGGCATCGTAATTACCTGTATTAGCAAACTCCGCTTTTAATGTAAGAGTTGAAGAAGTAGAAGCATTTGATAATCTTATTGTTTTTGTAGTATCTGTTCCTGTAATCAATAATGGGGTTGTATCAGTAGAAGAAGTATAACTATTGTGGGTTGTAGCATATTTTCGTATAGTAGTAAAAGGATAAGCGGTTATACTTCCTGCTGACCCTAACGCACCAATATTTAATTCTTTTATTCCTACGAGAGTTTGATAAAGATTTGTAGAATTGACTGACGCAGTTCCAAACCAAGTAGCATTTAAAGTTGAATTATTACTATTAGTGTCTCGTAATTGTAATCCTGTGCTATTCACTATTGTATTTGTCGTTCCATTTGATTGTAAATTGATTGTTCCATTTGTTCCATTCAAAGTAAGAGCAGTTGAAGCATTAGAAGCAACCGAGTTTGTAGTTGTGGAAGTAGGAGTAATTGTAGTAGTTGAACCAGCAGTAGCAGAACAAGTGATTTGATTACTATTTATTGTTGTAGTATTTGACCCAGCATTAAGTATTTGTAGAGCAGTAGTAGTTAAACTGCCTATTTGAGTTCCGCCAGTTGTAGCAGTATAAGATTGTGCTGATAAAGCACCAGTAGAAGGATTATAAGAAAAAGGATTTGTTGTTTTATCTACTTTTAGAGGTAAATTACCCGTATTATTAGAAACGAAAACTGGGTAGAATGTTGCGTTTGTATTATCATCAGTAATAGCAATAGTAGAAGCAGTAGGAGTATCCCAAGATGGAGCAAGTGTAGTCCCGTTTGATTTTAAGAATTGACCTGTTGTTCCGTTTGCTAATAAAGCAGTTGTATTGACTGCGGTTTGATAAGGGATTGAACCACCCAATCCACCAGCAATATTCGTTGATGTTGTAGCATTCGTAGCATTCGTAGCATTCGTAGCATTTGTAGCGTTAGTCGCTGTTGTAGAAGTCGTAGCGTTTCCTGATAAATCACCCACGAATGTTGTTGCTGTAATAGTTTTAGTTGAAGGATTACACTCTATTCCTGTTGTTTGCTGTATAGAGTGAATAGCAGTTCCCGAAGCATCTACAAAATTAAGAAAATGGGTT